ACTACACCCCTTCCGGCATTGGTTCAGGTCCGGGCTGTTGTTCCATTCCTTCTGGATTTTCAGGGTTCGCATTTGTTGCCATAGCAACCATCTCAGGAGGAATACCCGCAGCGAGAATTGGATTATTAGTTACCTGCTCAATACCAATAGCCTTAATATGTTCTCTTACATGTGCTTCAAAAAGATCTTTCAATGGTTCAGGAAGACTTTCAAAAGATTGAGACTTCCTAAAATTATCATGAACTTCAATATGTACCTTATGATTATCCCACGTATTTACTGGAACAACCAAGGGTGGAACGAACATGGGATCAGTATTAATTTGTTCTGCATATAGATTCTGATGCTCCGCAAGCATATCAGGAGTAACCCTACTCATGCGCAGATTCTCACGCTGTGCTTGCCGCCTATCAATTTGAATCTGCTCCGTAATCTTTTGAACTCCTCCAATATCCATTACTTCGAGACCCTTTTCAGGGTCGATAAATTCCATCTTCATAAGATCCATGATAAAAGCCTGACGAGCAGCTTTACTCTGAGGAAGAGCACTGCCCCCCTCAATACGGATATCCGTATTATCCCTGAGATCTGAACCTTTGAAAGCTAGAGTATCAAAAGACCCATCTGTGCCAACTACTTTAACCATTCTCGGTTCATCCCAGAATTCCTTAACATAATTAAGAGTCAAATAAGCGATCTTTTCAATACCTTCTTCAAGAGAGTCAAAGGTGGGGGCAAGTTTAGACTCATCTCGCTCTTGCAAATATGAAATTGCAGTAGCGGCTGTAACACCTGTCGGAACTTGACCTTTACTCACTTCGTGCTGTCCTGCAATATCCGCCCAGTCAACAAGAAGCCTATCTTGTTCTTGCAAAACATAGGAAGGCAAATCTTGCATTTGCAGGGGAGTGGGTGGCTGAAATCCAGGTTTGTAAAATACAATCAAGCCAGGTTCAGAAGTCATTTTAGATGCATCAATAGAACCTTGAGGAGCCGTAAGCTGGGGCTTCCCCATACGATTCTTAGCCTCAATAATTTGACCTCGTGTACGATTATATTCTTTTTGAATAGGAATTAGATCCTCTACAAGACTAGTTCCATAGAATTTACCGCTAGGAATATAATCGAATTTAGCGAAAGGATATTTACCATGTTCAAAAGGCCAACCCTCGTGACATTGAATAATAGTATCTCCAATAAGAGTCATAAAGACCCCGTTAGGATACTGCTCTATTGCACCAGGTTTAGCCCACACTTCCAAAATCAAGGTGTTATGTTGATTATCCAAAGCAGATGTGCCAATGATGTTAAGGAAAGAAGGTTCCATAATATCACGGGCATCTGCACTGTGAGCATTTACATTCTTACCTGCAAGAGCTTTACCGTAATGAAATTTAACAAATTCATTACTGCGGACCTGAGCGTGAATGACAAAAGGTTGGTTTTCTAGTTCCTCTTCACGAAAGTCAGGAACAAATACATGAAAAGGGCTTTCGTGAGTGTAAATAATGTCTTCTCGTCCAACATCCCAGTAACTTTTAATAAAAGATGTACCACAATTCAACATCCACCATACAGACCTACGAATTACAGCCTTGAGTTTCTTTTCTACGTACTGGCTCTGCCAGATCTGCTCACCTGCTTGAGCTGCATACATATCAATTTCTTCAGCAGTTGCAGGCATTACTGTAGCAGTAGGCCTATTACCTGTAAGAAGCGCCAAATCCTTAAGAATTGTAGGACGAATCCTATTAATTACAGGCCTAGAACGCCAATACGGAGCCGGGGGAGTAAACAACCGGGTACTAGTAATTCCACCTACATTTGTCCTAATAGGAACTACATACTGCTTACCAAAAAAGTACGCCAGATTAACGTACCACTGCCCTTCGACAGCGGTACGTGCGTTCTTGATTGATTTATAATTACCAAGAACCCATGAAACCAGCTTTTCGTGCTCTTTTCTAGCGGCACGTGTTTTTTGGAGGTCTACAATTTGACTTGATTCAGTCATTAGACTGTTTACCTCCCCCTAGATCCACTAGGCCAACGGTTGTATCGTAGCCGTTCCCACCTAGAAGTTCTTCCAAAGTAGGAACATTTGTCTGGTCGTCATAAATAACATCACCCAGACCTTGAGAGTCCAGAGCTTTCTTCACTGCCAACAATTCCGCTTGATCGTGGTGAGAAATATACGGTTCACTTTCAGATGAGCTTGAGGAGGTCGTCAACGCTGTCATTGTGCTGAATGTTTGAAGGTCCCGACTCATCACTAGATTGAGAAGTTTCTGATTTTGACTGAGTAGAAGTTCCGTTGTCTCCACTTGAGATTTCGTCTGGAGTCGATTCGATTTTTGCCATTGCAGCAGAATCCAGGCTAGAAATCCCAGCAACACCAAGAACAGTACGCAAAGTATCAATAGATCCCAACGCATCCCTCAACTCCTTAATGGTTCGCTCCTGCTCCAAAATCAGTTCCAGAGAATCCTTATAATGCTTCTTGGGTACCAAATCAAGCAATTCAACACAAGCACCCGTAAAACATTCAATACAGATATAAATAACACCGTACCTATCGACAGTAAACCCGAAATCCACATAATCCTTAGCACTGGAACTACCACAAGTAACACATTTCCCAGGGGCCTTAATTGGCCGACCTTGTACGAATTGGAAACGACCTAGACCAGTCACTACCACTCACCGCCCATATGCTCATCAGTCCATCGAGTATCTGAATTACTGGACTTCCAAAAATTAGTATCATATCTGTCAGGACCTGTATCAAGATATCTACTGCCACCCATAATACTTTGAGCAGCCTCATTAACCATTTCAATATGCTTTACGACAGGATCTCCGACAGGGGGGATATAAAGATCCGGCAAAAGTCCAAACAAATACCTGCAAGAGTCAGGTCCGTGATCGTACTGAGGATGCAATTCCTCACGAGGATTGTTGTCTCGTCGGAGTTTGGCTGTTTGATAGATTTTCCATCTACACCGTTGCAATTCTCTAATCAAATTGACACAGTTAGAAGTAATGTACCACCAAGGCGCTTTTAGATAAGTGTTCATCTTATCTACCCCGATGTAGACCTCGTTGTTTCCCAATACAATGGGGACGCCAAGTCGGGCGTAAGCTGTTTGAATTGAATCTCCAGTCTGTGCATTTCGTTGTCGGATTGCTGGATCACCCACAGAGAGATCAGGTGGCCGTCTGCCAAGAACTTTGTTTCTACGATGAATTTCTTCGGCGTAGTAATTGACAAGTTTTCCAGAATCGTAGAGTTCATCATAAGTAATCACAATGCCTTTAGATGATACAGCGTGCCAATACCAAGCCGTGGGTGCATTGAGACCGTGATCCATGCTTTGGTAATGAGCCCAGCTAGGATCAGGAATTATAGGATCAATTACGTTTTTCGGTCCAAATTCCTTAAAAGCCAGATTACCGATCTGGATGAACTTACCCTCTTTACGAATTTTGGTTTCTCGTTCGTCAAAACCTCCCATAATTCTATCAATCTGCTTTTTGGTTACATAAGGATTTTCTTCTGTATTGATTACGATTACTGCAATACCACTATCCGGTTTCAATCCTTCTAGATACAGATCATCATAAACCCATGTCATACCTTCGACAGGGGTCATGGTAATATGCCATTTGCCGTCAGTATCCAGGAGACGCATTCTACATTCATCAAAAATGTCTTTAGGAGGTTCCTCGTCACAATGTAGCCAGTGGCGAGAGGTACCGGCAAATTTTTCAAGTTTCTGGTCATAAGACATCAGCTCTACCGTTGAACCATTAGATAGAGTCAAAAATCGGTCTGTTTTATTATAAGACTCGTCCCATGAACCATCAATCAACATACTAGGGGGAAGCCAGCGTTTTAGTTCAGGAATGATGATTTTCTGTACACCTTCAGCGTAGGATACGCAAACAATCCTTCCGCGTGTAGGTGCAGGCGGAACTCTTTGATAAGGATGCTCTCCCTTCATCCTCCAAACATCTTCTACAATTCCACCAACAGTTTTCCAGAACGGTTACCTCCGATGTAGAGGCGGCCGTCTTCTGTCGAACTATGGAATTGAATTTGTTTGTCGTGAGGTTTGTAGTTATAAACTGTAGGTTTTGATGTAGCTGCTTGAAACTTTTCCTTGAATGTTCGATTAATCTCGTCTATCGAGACTGTACGCTTTCCTCTAGTCATGTGGTGTTATCCGTAAACTCAATAACGTTCTTAAGCATTGCGATAAGATTAGTTAGAGCTACGTTACCTCCTTTTGCACCTGTGAGAACATAGCCACGCTCTGCACCCAGCTTACGAGATGAAACACCATCGTGTACATGATCTCCAGGGGGAGACTGATTACGACCAATTCCGATAGTATGATGCTGTGCAAAAGGACCTGAATCTACATCACTCTTGTGGTGAAGAGCGTTAACTTCCCGAGCAGTAGGTGTTAGTGTTTTCTTTTCTTTTTTAATTTCCCCAAAAGGATCGTCTTCAAACACTGATCCAGTCATTAGAGACCACGCCCCAATTCTTTAACAGAGTAGTCGGGAGCCCTGCCTTCAAAAATCAAATTGAAATCTTCAGCAAGAGCCTCAATTACTGCGGGATCTTTAACACGATATTGGATAGCTTCAATTACCCTGGTAATCATTAGCTTGACATTGTTTGCATTGACATCGCCTTCACGATATCGTCCTGTAATCTCCATATAGTATTTAATTGCAGATACATCACCTCTGCTCATTGCGTTCATCAATCCAGCTTGAGCCTCGTGGAGAGAATCCTCAAACTGTGAACTTCCAATGGACTGGAGTACTTCTACAAATTTTCGATCTCGAAGCCAGCCATTCCATTGAGTTAGAGAAATTCCTAGAGTTTTAAGCTTTCCATAGATACTCCGCTTATCTGAATAATTAACTACAGCAGAGATAG